CGGGAGTTGGATTTGGGGCTCAACACGCACCCAGAGGTTAATTCGAAAGATTTTGGCGCCATTGTTGATCTGAGTTTCCAAAATTCGGTGACAAATCCGACCGCCGCCACGGCTATGGAGGCGGCAAAAGCGATGGTTACGGGATTCATGGGAATGCCTATGACGGTGGTGGGATTGTTCGGTAAGGCCGCGAATGTGGCGACCGGTCGCAGTACGACACCAACAGGCATTGCTGCGGTTGATAGTGCGATTACGGGCGCTATCGGCGGCACGGTTGGGACAGAGGGCGCCCAAGGTAATGCGGTTGCGGATGTTGGATCTCACGGCAGTGCCAGTGAGGGTGTTGCAAACGATGGATCGGCCGGGAGTGCGGGACAAGGACAGCCTAATGCGCCGGCAGCCGCGAGAAGTGGCGGGTTGATGTCGCTGGAAGATTTGGATTATTTGAAAAACCGGGATGGATTGGCGCCTGCTGATCGGTTCACCCCGGAATGGTATAGTTCGAATGGTTAAAAAACCGGCTGTGAAGAAGAAGGCGAAGCGATATATGATGCGCGAGCCTGATGAAAAAATTATCAAGAAGATGTTCGCCGAATTGGAACTTGGCGAAAAGAACATGCGGGAAATCCTGCTTTCGAAGACGACGCCGAGCCGTGAGACGTTTTATGCCTGGGTGAATAACTTTCCGGATATCAAGGCCCGGTATGATGCGTCTTTGGCTATTTTTGAGAAGATAAGGAGCGGCTTTTCCTCCTTTGACCCGGACCCTGAAATTATTTATGAAATTTGTAATTTGCTGGTTGAGCCCGGCGCGGCCTTGACCCACATATGCCGGATGGAAGGGATGCCGAGCATAGATGTTTTTTACAGGTGGATACACCAAAACCCTGAATATGCGGAGCGGTATTGGGAAGCCCGCAAGACGCAGGCAATGGCATTTTCCGATATGCTCTGGTCGGTAGCGTCCGATAGTAGCAATGACTTTAAGGATGGGAAGCTTCAGAAAGACCACATTATGCGGGATCGCCTGAAGGTGGATACCCTGAAATTTATCTGTGCGAAGTTGCTTTCCCATATGTTCGGCGACAACAAGAGCGTGACGGTCGATGTTAGCCATGTCCACACGCTCGATGACGACCAGCTAAACAACCAGATCAAAATTCTCCAAGGCAGGGTCGGCAATATGAAGGTGATTGAGCATAACGATGCCGCCGTCGAAAATTGAGGATAAATCCAGAAAAGAGCGCGAAGAACTTCTCGCAGCTTTGAAAGAAAAGGACCGGCGCCAGAAACGCCGGTATTTTTTTGGCTTATTCCCGGCGACTGGCGAATTTCGCCGGGAGCTGTATCCGCGGCATGTCGAGTTTTTCACGGCTGGCGCTGAATATACCGAGCGGTGTTTCATGGCCGCGAATCGTATTGGAAAGACGGTTTCGGGGGCCTTCGAGATGACCGGACACCTTACGGGTGAATATCCAGATTGGTGGCCGGGCTGGAGACGGGACCGCGCAGGAAGATATTGGGCCGCGGGAAAAACCAACGAGACAACGCGGGATATCGTCCAAAAAGAGCTGTTGGGCAATATCATTTATGACGGTCAGAGGAAAATTGTTGACGGGACGGGGATGATCCCAGGCGATCTTCTGGATATGGGGGCGATCGCGTGGAAACAGGGTGTTTCCAATCTTATTGATACGATCGGCGTCAAGCATGTGGACGGCGGCACCAGTGTCCTCGGGCTCAAGTCTTACCAGCAAGGGCGCGGTAGTTTTGAAGGTACGGCACAGGACGGGATTTGGCTGGACGAGGAACCGCCGGTTGATATTTACGGAGAATGCTTGATCCGGACAGCGACGACGCGAGGCCGGGTTTTCATAACGTTCACGCCGCTTGAGGGTATGAGCGAGGTTGTCCTTGGGTTCATGCCGCAGGAATACCAGCCGGGGGAATAATGATTTACACAAGTTTCGAAAGCAGTTTTAATTTCCGGACCCGGCGCCGACCAAAAGATAAGCCCACGATAATTTGTGACCGCGGGCATCGGTGGCAACAGGATACAAATTTTTGCCCCTATTGCGGGGAAGTTGGGTTGCCGGAGGACATTGATGATGCCGGCAGTCAGCAAAAGTAAATACCGTGTTCAGGCCGGTTGGGATGACGTTCCGCATCTGGATGAAGAGACAAAGGAAAAACTGAGGGAATCAACGCCGCCACATCTGAGGGATGCCAGAACAAAAGGCATTCCGTCGCTTGGTGCGGGCGCTATCTACATTACGCCTGAAGACGAAATCAAGGTTGACCCGTTTAAGATACCGAGCCATTGGCCGCGGGTGTTTGGGCTTGATGTCGGCTGGAAGAAAACGGCGGCGATATTCGGAGCCTGGGACCGGGATTCGGATATCATCTATCTTTACACGGAGCATTACCGGGGCAAGGAATTGCCGTCTGTTCACGCTGACGCGATTAAGGCGCGAGGCGACTGGATACCGGGCGTCATCGATCCGGCTTCCCGAGGGGCGGGCCAACGGGATGGTGAAATCCTGATGGAAATCTACATGGATCTCGGGCTCGACCTTGAAAAGGCCGATAACGCGGTCGAGGCAGGAATTTACGCGGTTGCGGGCAGGCTGGCCACAGGGCGGATGAAAGTCTTTAGCACCTGCCAAAGCTGGTTTGCAGAGTACCGCCTGTACCGGAGAAGCGTTTCGGGGCAACCGATCAAAAGTTTTGATCATTTGATGGATGCAACCCGGTATTTGGTTGTCAGTGGATTGCAGTACGCAATTGTTGAGCCTTTTGAAAAATCGGACTTCCTTGTTTCTGTCCCTGTTGGCGATAGAAAGGCCGGATATTAATGCAATCTAATCTTGCTGAAAAACCTGAAGAAATTGCCGAGGTCATAGTTATGAGCCCGGAGGAAGAGGCCGCGAACCGGGCCGCGCTTGTCGAAAAATTGGCGGGCATTATCGGCGGACTGGACAAACTGGCAAAAGAGCAGGTGACAAAACGGCAGCATGTTGAAAACCGCTGGATATCGGACCAGACGCAATTCTACGGGCAATATGATCAGGACACGTTGAAAAACCTCGGGGATAACAATTCTCAGGTTTTTGTCAATTTGACGAAGAACAAGGTTAATGGTTGGGAGGCCCGTTTGTCAGACATGCTGTTCCCAACGGACGAAAAGAATTGGGGGATCAAGCCGACGCCGGTTCCCGAACTTGCGACGGCGGTTAAAAACAAGGACCCGAATGTTTCCAACGCGGCGCTTGTCGTTGTTGAGGAAGCCAACACAAGAGCCGCGGCCATGGAGTTGGAGATATCCGACCAGTTCACGACCAGCCATTATAATATTAAAAGCCGCCAGGTCATTCATCATGCCTGCGTCCTTGGAACCGGCGTTATTAAAGGCCCCGTTGTCGCCAACAAGGTAAAAAAACGGTGGCAGGCCCACACAGGTCAAGACGGCAAGGTAATGCATGTTTTGGATGACGTATCCAGCGTCCGGCCGGATTTCGTTGTTGTGGACCCGCTGAACTATTTCCCGGAAATGGACGCCCGGAACACGATGGAAAAGACGTTCGATTTTGAGCGTCACCTGCTTACAAAAAAATCCTTGAGGGAGCTGGCTCGGTTGCCGGGATTCGACAAGGATGCTGTTCGGTCGATGATCCGCGAGGGCGAGTTATCGACGGTTCCCGATTTCGTCAACCAGATGCGCAGTATCGTGCAGGATGGCGCCCAACTTGAAAAACGGTATGAGGTATGGGAATACCACGGCCCGATCGACGGTGATGATCTCCGGACGATTTGCGAATGTGTCGGCGATGTCAGGCTTATGCAGGATTTCGAGGAAGTCCTGGAAGACCCTCTGAAGGAAATGCTGGCTGTCGTCTGGTTCGGCAACGGCAAGCTTCTGAAGTTTGGGGCTCACCCCCTCGATAGCGGCGAAAGTCTTTACAGCGTCTTTAATCTTGAAAAGGACGACAACTGCATCTTTGGCTTCGGTATTCCTCACTTGATGCGGGATAGCCAGCGGGCCCTGAATGCCGCGTGGCGGATGATCATGGATAACAGCGCCCTCTCAACCGGGCCGCAGATTATTGTGAACAAAAGCATTGTTTCCCCGGCAGATGGCCGGTGGGAGTTGACGCCCCGGAAAATTTGGTATGCCGAGAAATTGCGGGCCGGGCAAAGTCTGGACCATGCGTTTAAAACCGCGAGTATCGACGGCAACCAAACTGAAATGATCAACGTCATCAAGCTTGCAAAGCAGTTCGCGGATGACGAAACCAATCTGCCGGCCGTGGCTCAAGGGGAAAGCGGATCTCACCAAACGCAAACCTCCGGCGGCATGTCGATGCTTATGAACAGCGTCAACGTTGTTTTCCGGCGGGTGGTCAAGAATTGGGACGACGATTACACGACGCAGAATCTTCGCCGCATTTACGACTGGAACATGCAGCACAGCCAAAAGGAAGAAATCAAGGGCGATTATGATGTGGACGCCCGAGGCTCAAGCGTCCTGCTTGTCCGCGAAGTGCAGGCGCAGAATTTGATGCAGATCGCCTTGCAGTTCTCGAACCACCCTGTTCTCGGGAGATACACAAAAACTGTCTCGCTTTACCGGAAGCTTATCCAGGCCCATATGATCCCGGCCAATGACGTTGTTAAAAGCGATGACGAGATTGCCGCCGACGAGAAGGCCGCGCAACAGAATCCGCCGCCGCCTGATCCTGAAATGGAGAAAATCAAGATGCAGTTGCAGGTGGCTCAATTGAAGGCGAACACAGATATCCAGGTCGCAAATATGAACCGCGATACGGAAATGATCAAAATCGCCGAAAAGAAAAATATGTCCCTCGAAGATATCCGCGGGAAGCTGATGATTGCCAAGACGCAGACCGACAGTAAGGAACGTCAGGTCGCCGGTGAAATGGGCTTGAAGAAAGAAATGGGTAGCGGGATATGAACATCCCTTTGGACCAATTGCCGGAGCAAAGCCGGAGATCAGTCGAGGCTTATCTCGAAGACCAGATTTTAGATGCGTTAGGGCTTCTCGAAGATTCTGCCGAAAATGACGAACGTAATCGCGGGAGGATAGAGGCTTGCCGCGATCTTCTCGACGAACTCAATCCGCCTGACGCGGCCGAGAAAACGGCCCCGCAAACCTACGCATAATTTAATTCTAGCCGCTGATTGTCAGCCGCTATACCCCGGAGTTTTTTGATGAGTGATATCAAGGAAAAAGCTGAAGCTGTTAACACGGACCAAAACAAGGCTGTTGAGGATGATCAGGATTTTGAGGCCGCATTCGCTGAATTTAGCGGTTCAGATAATGCCGCCGAGAAGGACGCTATCCCCGAAGAAGATAATACTGATAGCAATGCTGATCAGGATAAGCCTGTTGTTGCCGCCGTTCCTGCTAAAGATGACCTTGATAAAACTGTTGGCACTCAGCAGGATACTGATTGGAAGGCCGAAGCCGAAAAACTAAGGGCCGAGAACGATCAATTGCAGCATCGCACCCGATCCGATTCCGGGAGAATTTCTTCTTTCCAGAAGGAACTTGATACCTACAAAGAGAAGGAAAAGGCCGCCGCCGATCAGGCCGCTGCCGCCAAGACCGCCGCCGAAGAAAATGATCCGGAGCTTTCCACGTTTGATGAAGAGTTTCCCGATATTTCAAAGCCGGTCAAAAAGCTTTTGGAAAAGAGCCGAGAACAGACAAGGGGCCTTCAGGACAAGATTACTAATCTTGAAAAGGACGCCCAGGAGACCGCCGCCGAAAAGCGATACAGCCAGATGGATTCTAATCATAGCGATTGGCGTTCCGTTGTGCAGACCCCCGAATATCGGAATTGGGTTAATGCGCAGCCGGACTTTATTCAAGAAGTCGTTATGAGCAATGCCGAAAGGCTCGTTGACGCTAACCGGGCGTCCGCAGTTCTTACTCTTTTCAAAGAACACCAAGCTACAAAAAAACCGTCTTCCGAGAGCGACGTTGAGAAGGATCCGGCAGAGAGCGCCGCCGATCTGGACAGCGATCGACAGCAAGACAAGTCCCAAAAACTGGCAGAAAAAAGACAGCGACAACTGGATTCATCGGCAACCGTTTCGGGTGGGCGTGGTGCCACATCCGGGCCGCCGGAGGATTTTGAAGCCGCTTTCAATTTCTACGCCAAGCAGAAGTAAGTGAGATAGTAAAATGGCTATAACTAATTATGGCGATATCAGCCAGCGTACCGCTGCGTGGGCAGCCAAGGTTGCGCTTGAACATGCGGAGCCGGTCATTGTCCTCGGGAAATTTGGCGAGTCCAAACCTATCCCGAAAAATACGGCGGATGGGGCCAAGTGGCGCCGGCCGATTCCGTTCGGGGCCGCAACCGTTCCCCTGCAGGAAGGCGTAACCCCGTCTTCGCAGAAAATGGCGTATGAGGACGTTAACGCGACCCTCAAGCAGTATGGCAAGCCGATTGAGATCACGGACAAGGTGAACGACACGTCGGAAGATCCTGTTCTGAAGGATGCTGTCATGCTCGCCGGCGAGCAAGCCGCGCTGACCATGGAAATGATCACGTATGGCGTCCTCAAGGGCGGCACGAACGTTTTCTATGCCAACGGTTCTGGTCCCAGCAGTGTCAACACAAAGATTTCGCTTACCAAGCAGCGGGCTGTTACCCGGGCGCTGAAGGCGAACAAGGCCATGAAGCTGACCAAGATCCTGTCCGGGTCCGTCATGTACGATACTCACCCGATTGAGGCATCATACATCGCTTTGGCTCATACGGACGTTGAAGCCGACATCCGGACCATGGCTGGCTTTATCCCTGTTGCGCAGTATGGTAGCCGCCAGCCTGTGGCCCCGGAGGAAATCGGCACGGTTGAGGACGTTCGTTATGTCCTTTCGCCGGAGCTTGAGCCAAATCTCGCAACCGGCTCCACCACGCTGAACGGCATGGTTGCGCTGGATGCGACAAATGTCGATGTGTATCCCGTCCTTTTCCTTGGTCGGAATGCCTTCGGTAATGTGCCGCTGAAAGGTGCAAATGCCATGACGCCCCGGGTTATCAATCCTGACACGATTGATAAATCCGATCCGCTTGGGCAGCGCGGCTTTGTCTCCTGGAAGGCTTACTACACCGCCGTGATTTTGAACCAGGCATGGATGGCCCGTCTTGAAGTGGCTGTCACTGACCTCTAAAATCTTGGTTATTTTTAATGCAGGGGCGTCCTTCGGGGCGCCCTTTCTATTTAGGAGATAGATAAATGAAAGACGTTAAAATTGGTACCGTTGAAGGTACCGGAGCTGCGATCACTGTCCCGCTTGGATGGATCCCTGATTATGTGGAAATCATCAATATTGATAGTGCCGCAGGCTTTGAAAAAGGCGAATGGATTGCCGGTATGGCTGATCCTTCCGCTTACAAGACGGTCGCCGCTGGCACCCGGACGAAACTCACGACTGCCGGCATCGGAATGTATGCCGGGTCAAGCACGGTCGCCCCGGGCTTTACGATCGGTACAGACGCGGATTTGAATGCCAATGGCGAGACTATCGCTTATCGGGCGATCCGCAACTAACAAAAGCCTTCCTGTTTATTTTAACAAGAGTGATCCGCTTCGGCCGGTCACTCTTTTTTTGAGGTTTGCTATGACGAAAAAGAAAATCGAAGTGAAAAAGCCCGCTGCGGCTCCGGCTGCAAAGCCTGTTGCGGTCGCAAAAAACCCTCCGGGCCCCGCAAAAGCTAAAACCGTTAAGGTGTTGATCACCAGCGCTGCAGAAAGCCGGGAAGTCCCTGTGTCGTTGAACGGCAGAATGACAAAAATCCCTGTTGGAGTGGAGACTGAAATCCCCGCCAATCTCATTGGGGTTTTAGACGCTTCCGACTGTTCGTATGAATTGGTAGGGAATTAACATGAGCAACAAAATCGAGTATGTCGAAGTAAGCGTTGCTGACCTTACCCGCGAGCAACTGCATTACCTTTTGAATGTGACATATCAAATTCCGGATATCGCCGCGGACGAGTCTATGGATGCCCTGCACGCACATTTGCTGCGAATTACGGGCCCAATCTCAAAAATCAAGGCGCCGGACTTGTCGGGCGATATTCCTGTAAGCGCGGAATCATATACTCCCGCGCCCCCGCCGTTTGCCAAGTCAACCAAACAAACATCCCGGAATGATCCAAAGGTGACGATCAATATATCCTTGCAGCCCGAGCAGGGTGGCGACCGGCCTGTTGAGGTTGGTGTAAACGGATCCATGATGATGCTGCCGCGGGGCGAGGATATTGATGTTCCTCTGCGATATGTGATCGCGTTGAAGAACGCGAAAACCACGCAATATTCCCGCAACCCCCAAACAGGGGATTTGACCGCGGGGGATGTGCAGTTGCACCCCTTTAATGTGGTTAAGGGCGGCGAGCATTTGACCAAAGAAGGTATTCTTCGCTGGTCGCAATCACAAGATATGCAGGCTGCCTAATGTCTACATTCCTTGAACTATGTCAGGACACCGCGAGGGAATCCGGTACAGTTCAGGGCGTCCAACCTGCGTCAGTCTTGTCGCAAACGGGGCGTCTTGCCAAGATCGTCTATTGGGTAAAGCGGTCTTGGCGTGACATCCAGCGGTCCCGTTCTGAGTGGCTTTGGATGCGGGCGGAATTCAGCGTTGCCGTCACTTCCGGTACGCAGCGATATACTTCGGCTTCATTCGGGCTGACACGTTTGTCAAAATGGATAACGGATCAGGGCAGCACAACGATTTACAAAACCTCCCTCGGGTCTGTTGACGAAACGGATATCTTTTTTATCGACTGGCAGGACTGGCGTCGGCGGTATGGCCGCGGTGTTCAGGTCGCTAATCGTCCTGTCCATTATTCAATAACTCCTGCGAATGAAATTGTTTTCGGGCCGAATCCTGACGCGTCCTACACGGTGCGGGGGGAATATATGAAATCCCCTCAATCCCTTGCCGCAAATGCCGACGTTCCCGAAATGCCGGCCAAGTACCATGACCTGATTGTATATAAGGCCCTCGAAAATCTGAATATCCATGACGAGGCAATTTTGAACATTAAAACATCGATGGACAAATATGATGAACTTGTCGGGAATCTTGAGCGCGAACAGCTTGAAACAATGGTTATTGGCTCAAGGGCTCTTGCGTAATGGCCGAGCCGAGAACTCATACATTTATTTTCAAGGGCGGCCTTGATGTCGTCACGCAGGCGTTGGTTAAAAAGGAATCCACCTGCATCTCTGCCGAAAATTATGAACCTGTTCCAAACGGGTATCGCCGAATTTATGGGCATGAGCGGTTTGATGGGCACCCGCAGCCGCATTTAGCAAAATATTACTATCTGACATTTGACGCAGGCCAAGCAGCAATTTCGGAAGGTGACGCTGTTGTGGGCGGAACTTCGAATGCAACAGGGGTGGCGCTGATTGATGCGGTCATCGAAAGCGGCTCCTACGGCGGATCCGATGCAGCCGGGTACTTGGTTCTAAGAAATGTTGTCGGGACTTTTTCGGATAACGAGGCTTTGGAGGTTTCCGCCTCTGCCAAGATGGTGTTGAACGGAGTTTTGACGGAGGCTTCCGCCCCGAACGATACTCTCGCATCTGATTGGATGGTCGCCGCGATCGAGGCGGCAAGAGACGATATTTCGGAAGTCCCCGGATCCGGACGGCTTCGCGGCGCTTGGCGGTATAATAATACCGTTTATGCTTTCCGGGACAATATCGGCGGGACGGCCTGCGATATGTATAAATCCTCATCTTCCGGATGGGCGTTGATCAACAAAGGAAAAACGCTAGATTTCACGGCTGGCAGAGTGACGGCCTTCCTTGAAGGCGAGACTGTAACCGGCGGGACATCAAGCGCGACGGGAACGGTAAAAAGGGTTGTCGTCCAAAGCGGGTCTTTCTCGACAAGTGACGCGGCCGGGTATTTGGTTATTCAGTCTGATACGGGAACGTTCCAGGCCGCGGAGACGATCACAACCGACGGCGGCGGGTCAGGCACTTGCAGCGGGGCAGCCGCAGCGACATCACTTGAGCCCGGCGGGCGGTTTCAGTTTATCACTGATAATTTCTACGGGAATTCTTCGTCCAAGCGCATGTATGGCGTGGACGGCGTTTCAAAAGCCTTTGAATTCGATGGGACGACCTTTACGCCAATTCGAACAGGCATGACGACCGACACACCAAGGCATATCGCGGCCTTTAAAAAGCATTTGTTTCTGGCATTCCCCGGCGGCTCTCTGCAGCATAGCGCCATTGGATCCCCGCTTGAATGGTCTGTTGTCTTGGGAGCCGCCGAATTGGGCGTTGGTAGCGACATAACGGGAATCCTCCCTGATATTTCCGGTGTTATGGCGGTTTACTCGAAAAGCAAAATACATATTCTTTATGGGAGCAGTTCAGCCGATTGGAACTTGAAGGGATTGAGTGGCAGGGCCGGAGCGTTTGAATGGGCCGCGCAGGAAATTGCCGGGCAGGCTATCCATGTGGATATCAATGGCGTCGGGTCCCTTGAGACTGTGCAAAATTTCGGCGATTTTCAAATCGGTAAGTTTTCCAAAAAAGTGGACCCTTGGTTTTTGTCGAAACGGGCTGCCGCTGAATCCATTACCGCGACAACGCGCATAAAATCAACGAACCAGTACCGGATATTTTATTCTGGCGGCACAGGAATGGTCATGGATATGAGTTCCGGCCTGCCGCAATTTCTGCCGATCTCCTACGGCAAGACGATTTATTACGCAGGCGTTACCGAGGACGATGACGGCGAGGAATGGATTTTGTTCGGGTCTGACGATGGATACGTTTATCGGGACGGCGCGGGGAATAATTTCGACGGAGAAAGCATTACCGCTTTTGTCCGATTTGCCTTCACACATTTCGGATCCCCGCAGCAAAACAAAAGATATATCGACATGCTTCTGGAAATGGAGGCATCGCCAAATACCGTTTTGTCAATCGCATCTGAATATGACTACGGGTCAACCGAGTTGCCGGCTCAAATGAGTACGGAATATAATGTTGTTGGCGGCGGTGGTTTTTGGGACGAGGCATTCTGGAATGAGTTTTATTGGTCTACGCAGCTTGAAGGAATAGCACGCGCTGATCTTGAGGGTATCGGCAAGAACATCGGCATCGTTGTTGCGTCTGACCTTACCTATGAGCCGCCACATACCTTGCATGGCGCCACACTTTCTTACACATTTCGAGGTCGGGCAAAATGACAAACAGCTATTACAATGCAACTGAATTAGCTGCAAAGCATACTTTGGCTCGGGCCGAAGCTGTCAATAACCTGGCGGTAGCGGTTGAGGCCGGCTTCGCAAAACTGCCGACAGAAGAGGAAATGAAGAAGGGCGCCATTTCAGCGGCCGCAGATACCGGATCCGCGAATGTTTATGTCCTCGCCCTTCCTTATACGATCACGTCCTACGAGATGTTCCAGCAGGTTATTTTCAAAGCCGCGACATCCAATACCGGCGCCAGTACATTGAATGTAGACGGCATCGGCGCGACGGTGATCAAGCGGGTTGACGGCAACGACCTGGTGGCGAATGATATCGTTGTAAATGGCGTTATCGAGGTCCGCTATAATGGCACCAATTGGGTGCTTATGTCGCAAACGTACGGCGAAGAAACCAGCGCGGCTTTATCTGCCGCTGCTGCCTCAAATTCGGCTGACGCTGCCGCCGCCTCTGCCGTAACCGCCGCATCTGAGGCGGATGCTGCCGCTGCTTCCGCTGCGGCTTTGGGCTCCTTGACGAAAAGCGATGTCGGGCTTGGAAATGTTGACAACACATCTGACGCGAATAAACCTATCTCCAGCGCGACAGCCACGGCTTTGTCCGGCAAGGCC